CAGTGCTTAACGATAAGAAAGACTTAGGACTACGGTTTTTATCGAATAGCCACTTAGTAATTCTAGGAGTATTGTCTGGGTTTATTACTTTAAAATCTAAGATGTACGTCTCATTAATTCCTGTGAAGGATAAGACATAATAACCACCTGATGTGTTATATTCTGATTTAATGTCGTCTGGATTAGACGATGTAATGTGTTTGATAATATCATTCTTGACATTCTTAGTCAAGTCTGTTAAGGGCATCTTGTCTTGGATCTTAGTACGATTCAGCGACCTAACGCCATCAGCAGCTAAGAATAAAACATCATCACCAAAGGCTTGTATAGAATCTCTAGCAATACACCCTACACCTTGTATTACTTCATCTAAAGCAAAAGTAGTAGCACTAGGATCAAACGGATCATTATAGATGGCTATGTTGTTCTTACCGAATATAATCAACTTACCATTAAAAGATTCTAAGGCTACAATATCATCGTAACCCCAGACTGATTTCATGTTTAAAGCACCAGACCCTGTACCTGTCCATTTATGATGTTCTAATGTCCGAGAGTACAGTATCGTTTGTTTATCTTCAGTAAATCCTGCCGCCCATAGACGACCGTACTGAGACAACATAGTAGAAGGATCAAAAGTAGTTATGTTTGTAGATGCTGAGTAATGAGCCGTGTCTTCTAAGTCTGACCATACTCCTGTGTCTGAAGTAAAATGTATGGGCCTGTGTCCTGCTTGAACACCAATAGAGTCATCATCGTACTGTATCCACTGCCAGTTATCGCCTGTAATAGTCTGTGGAGTACCTGTGAATGTTTGTTCAGTATTTACTTGAGGTACAGCACTAGAGTTAATCTTCCAAATCTTATTGTTAGCTGAAGAGATTAAGTTAGCAGTGCCATTAGCATATTGATGCCAATGCAGAGATTTAACTGGGTAGTTACCTACAGTAGCAGAGATAGCCTGAATACCCTTACGAGAAGTCAGACGACCCTCTGAGTTAATCATTATATTGTCTGCGTTAACTAACCACCTGTGATCTAGACTAGAGGCGTTAGCTTGAGTGTTTAACCCAAATACACCTACAGAGTCTAGAACTAAAGGGTTTAATTGCTTAGTTGGCATACCAAGTCATCTCCATCTGAGTCTTACCAGCATCAATCTGTACGGCTCTAGATAGGATGTTGACGTACTCTCCTGCGGCTACTGATACCTGAGTACCCCCGTCTTCACCACGTTCAGCTAGGGCCCTCATATAAGCACCTAAGATAACTGCTTGCTCATTGACGTAACAGTGAGTCTCAGCTAATTGAAGCTTGTCTTGTGGCTTAACTACGTTAAAGTTAATTCGTCTTGTGTCATTAGGCAGAGGCCATACATCAACCACCATATCTAAGTTATCATCAATACCGTTAAAACCGTAAGAAGAGGGCTCACCTTTAGCTATGTTAGCTGTAGGAAATACTCTAGTGTTTATGTCAGCACTAGACATTTGGTTTAAGATAGTACCTGTTGAAGTATCAATGACATCTAATACTTTAAAGTCTCTTCCTGCCCCTAAAAGGGAGTAAGACATAACACCATCACTTGTAGAGATAGCAGACGTAACACGTAATACTTGCCAATCCCAATAATGCTCTACTTCATACTTTGCATCATTGACAAAATCACCAACCATTTTATGATAGTCAGTAGGGCCGTTTGCTGAAGAAAGATTACCAGACCAATCAGTCATCTGATCTTCTCGTAATCTCCGCAGCACTTCATTTATAATATCTCTATAAATCATAATGTTCCTTCTTTAAAATATAACCAACAAGCAAAAGCACTTGCGCCTATAATCCACATCAGTTTCTTAACGACTGACTTACCTACTGAAAGGTAAAAACGATCATAGGCTTTCTGTGCAGCTAACTCAGCTATTTCATCTTTCTCTTGTTCTGTCAATTTAGTATCACTCACTTTTAATATTTAAGATACATAACTACGCCAAAGAAAGCAGCTAGAACAGTTACGAGTATTCCTATAACTTGTCCTGCCAGTACCATAGTCTCTTTAATTTCTTTAGCTTGTGCTTTTTGTTTCTTAACTTGTGCTTTCTGTTTTTTATGGAACTCATCTCTAAACTGACAATACTTATAGTAGCCTTGAATAGACTGTTTGTTGAGCATAAACTCTAGTTCTTTTTCTTGGCGTTCTATTGCTTGTTTTGCTTGGTATGCTCCCAGTACATCTCCTGTACCAATGGCAGCTTTCTGTTTTATAGACTGACTTGCACTAAAGTATTTAGTTACAGCCGATCCAGCATCAGCAATCTCTTTGCCGTTAGCTAGTGTAGTTTTGATAACTGAAAAGGCAGCATTCGCAATAGCCAGTTCTGCTAACATACCCAAACCCTCTTTGTGTACTCTACGGGAATCCCGTATGGTTCTCTTGATGGTTGTACTACTAGGTACTCAGCGTTAACTCTGTTGACAGATGGTTCAATTAGTAAACCCTGTCCCATAGGCGCAAGGGCAGGAGCTACGTGAACTGGGTATATCTCTAAAGGACTAGAATTCATTATATACTCTCAATGTTTCGTATACAGAATGCTATAGTAGTTTTATCTTCAGTTTCTTTCTGAACTGCATAGCCAAGAATAGGATTCGTAACTAATCTATAGTCTAATTCTTTAGCTACTACCAGTAACTCCACTCTACACTTTTTAAGAGTTGGATAACTAGATACCATAACAGGCAGTGCAGGTTCTGTACTTACTGAAAGCATAGTAGCTACTACAAGAGCATACATTATGACTTAGGTTTTTTATGAGTTAGAGTCTTACTAGAGGCAGTGTGTTTTGCACCTGTCATAAGTTTACCTGATGGATGCTTATGAGTTTTGCCTGTGTACTTCTTACCATTTGGTAAATAATGTAAGACGCCTTTCATAACTAGTATCCTTTTTTCTTTGGTTTCTTAGTAGGTTTTGCTGGGGGACGACCTTTCGTAGTCCCATACGTACCTTTGCCTTGAGGCATAGTTATTCTCCTAAGCAGCAGCCGTAATAGCAGTCATGTCTTCAGTAGTCCAGAAGTCTTTAGCAATCATAAGAACTAGATGCTCTTTGTTACGTGCCACACAGTCTGCCCAATCTTCATCGGACATTCCTTCTGGCTGACTGCCATTGATTAGTGCTACTGAGTCACCACAGGCTGAGTAGTGTGCTGCGATTTCTTCTGCTGTTAATGCATCCATCTTGTTATTCCTCTAGTGCTGTTAAACGTGCAGCAAGTGCTGCGTTCTGGGTTGATAATTCTTGTATTGCTTTGACTAGCATAGGTACTAACTGACCTTGTGCGATACCTTGAGTACCATCACCTTGTTCCATCCACATACTATGTCCACTCTTAATCTCAGGGTGTGCATCAATGGTTGCTTTAATCTCTTGAGCAAGAAAGCCATGCTGTACTTTATCTGTATTATTAACTCTTTCTGTGGAACCTTCCTCGTAATAATTTAATTCAGAAGGTACATCACCTTTAGCTTTCCACTCAAAAGTTATAGGGCGTAAGTCATTAATAAAAGATAAACCAGCAGTAGACGTTGTAATATTGTCTTTTAAGCGTAAGTCAGAAGTCCCAGCCCAAGAGGTTGCTCCAGCAGCCACATAGGTTCTGCTAGTTCCAATACCTAAAGTAACGTAGCCTCCACCTACACTTTGAACATTACTACCAAGAACAACTTGGTCATTTGTAGATGGCTGGTCTCCCCTACTACCTTCACCGATCATTGTGTTGTTATAACCTGTAGTAATATTGTAGCCAGAAGACTTACCTATTGCTGTATTGCCGTATGCCTGACTAGTAGAAACAGCGGCTTTTAGTGATTCAAATCCTACAGCAGTGCTACCGACTCCAGTAGTATTATCCCTTAAAGCCTGAGAACCAACAGCAGTCTGATACTGACCTGTAGTGTTATCTTGTAAGCTGTTTTTACCAACGGCTGTATTATGTGCGCCTGTAGTGTTAGCAGATAAAGAATTTGAGCCTACCGCAGTACCACTAGATGCTGTGGTGTTAGCTATTAATGCGTAATAACCTAGTGACGTATTAGTAGAACCTGTAGTGTTAGCATATAAAGCATAAAGTCCCATGCCCGTATTATTAGAAGCAGTGGTGTTATTATTTAACGCTTGCCGACCTAAGCCACAATTTCCTGTACCTGTGGTATTAGCTGCTAAACACTGCTCACCGACAGCAGTATTTTCTGAAGCTGTAGTGTTATCGGTTAAAGCAGATCGACCAACAGCAGTGTTATTAGCACCTGTAGTATTCGCCTCCAATGCATATACACCAACGGCAACATTATTACTTGCGGTAGTGTTAGCAGCTAAAGAGCCTTGCCCTACAGCAGTATTTAAACTGCCAGTGGTGTTAGCCAATAATGTTCTGTCACCTAACCCTGTGTTTTGTCCACCTGTGGTGTTAGCTTTTAAAGATTCATAGCCTAAAGCCGCATTAAAACTACCTGTAGTATTTGCAACTAATGCCGACATACCCACAGCAGAGTTTCTGTCACCCGTAGTAATAGCTGTTCCAGCCTCGTCACCAACGACAGTGTTATAATTACCACCAGAAGTAATTGAGTTACCAGCGTTAACTCCAGCTACAAAGTTACTTGTACCTGCTGTGACTGCGCTGATACCTGCTGTGGCTAGATTTCCTGTCATAGTGCCGCCAGCTAGAGGTAAATCTACTGAGTCAGCCGCTTCTCTTGTTGCACTTTTTGTCATCCTGCGATCTCCGTTGCTGTTAAAAATATCTCACCAGCAGTTGAAGAGTATTGGACGTTATGCGCCCCGTCTGCTTTAAAGTATACTGTGTACGTTATTGCAGAGGTTACTCCATGAATGTCTTGTCCACACATAGCGTGTCCATGAACTAAGTTGTCTGCATTGACTTTATGTTTACTAAAAAAGTAAGTATTCAACACAGAAGAACCTTTGTAAAAAGTTAACTCAATTGCCCTGTTTGTAGTTTGTGCTGCATGGCCCCCTAATAAAGAAAGAAGAATTGTGCTAGTGCTTTCTTTTGGGGTAATTGTTACAGAATGGCCTGTAGATATATAAGATGTAGATGTAGAGGCAGTGTTAGTTTTAAACAATGAAGTCACCACTTGCAACACTGAGCCAGCAGGTAACTTAGCTGCCGTAATAGCATCATCAGTTATCTGATTGACACCCGTTGCCCCTGTTATAGTTGTAGTCATAATCTACTACCCCTTTGGTATCGCCACTTTGATTGCAGCAATAGCGTCCTGCCAAGTTGTAGTTGAGTTGACCAAATCGTCATACCTCATTTCATCTTGGTTTAGTTTGTTGTATTCGACTTTGCGGCTACGGGCATACGCTTGAGAGTCATATTGAGTTTGGAGTTCAACAATCTTAGCTGCGATAGCTGAGTCAGTTGGTTGTGTTTGCTCGGTGTCAAGCCATTCTAATTCGTCACCTCTTAACACCCACTGGGCTGCTGGAGTGAGGGCTTGTAATGCTGCGACTTTATCTGTCATGTGATGTTATCCTTTAAAAAATTGTTGTGTGGTCTAGTACCTAAACTACCCTGCTATTTCCATAATCGTAAAGAATACGTTAGTTCCAACTGCATCATTTCCATTATGATGACCGCCTGCATGGAAGTATCCGTGATTACCGTTGCCAGAGTTCATTTTAACTGTATAAGTTATAGCCGATGCTGTGGCTGGAGAATCTACCCCAGTAACTGTTGATGTGTTTGTCATCCAACCTGACCCTGCGTCTTGCCTATACCCACCACCAATTAAGGTTTGAGTACTATCTCTATAAAGATAATGCTGCCCCCAATACTGATAACCAGCAGTATTCTGATGCGGTGCGTGGCTGTAGCTTATATAGAATTTTGAACTGGAACTAACTGGTGTCAACGTTATAGACAATCCTGTTGCAACAAAAGATGAGGATGTGGTAGTTAGGTGGGTAGTACCTAACTGTTGGTGGTAAGTGTTTATAATAGTTCCACTGGGCATACTAGCACTCGTCATGCCACTCAACTGGTTCGTCAGTACAATCGTGCCACTACCTGAGACAGTTTCAAGAACGTCTGTTTTTAGTTTAGATGTCATCCTTGTATCTCCATTAGTATAGTTGTACAGGCATCGTTGTTAGTAACTAGGCTGTCATTACCTATATGCCTTACGTTTCCTGTAGCTGTTAATCTAATCTGAAAATTATAAGTAATAGCTGAAGTAGTATTAGGGGAGTCAAGATATTTGAAATCCCAGTTAATTGGAGAATAGGTAGTACCATTTTTATAACCATAGCGTGACTTTGTGCTGATTGCTGTGCTTCCCCTTATTAACTGAAAACCAAAACTTGTGCCAGCACCCCCAGCTAAGCCTCCTGCGGAGTGCATTACAAGTATCTTGCTAGATGAAGAAGTAGGTGTGATTGTTGCCGCAGTTCCAACTGTTACCCAAGTATTCACTGTTGTTAATTCAGTAACTGTGTCATTTGTTGTTTGAATTACCTGCAACACACTACCCGTAGGCATCGTCACACTACCCTGTGACTTCAAATCAAGTGTCTTCCCTGCTGCAATCTTAATCACCTCACCGCTGGGGTGGGATAACTCTTTTAATTCTAAGGTACTCATATAATGCTCCAAGTGCCATTGACTGTAACAGTGAAATTATTTGCTATAGTCACGGGGCCGAAAGTGCCACCATTGGTATTGGCAGGTATGGTTATGT